TAAGTATCAAAGCTCTGTGCTCTGTTATGTGACAGTAACGCAATGGGTCTATTAACATTGCAAAACTTTTACCACCACCTGCTGCACCACCGTAAAGAACATCTTTCTCACCTGCAGCTAGAAAGTCTGTCTGTGGTCCTTCGTTTGGCATAAAAGCCACATGAGAACCAGTCGTATCTAAATGTTGTTGTATAGCATCAGGAAGCTCTTTTGCTTCTGATTCTGTTATAACATTAGATGTTAAAACTTTTTCTTCTTTGTCAAGTTCTTTCTTGACTCTAGCTAAACTTCTTGTTAGCTTTTGAACTTTCTTACTTTTCTTGTTAAGTTTATTCTTTGCTTGTAAAGCTAACTTAATTCCAGAAAGTTCTGAATTTTTTGGTCTACCGGGTCTAAGCCTTGGTGTACCGTCTTTCTTTAGTATATAACTCCCATCTGGGTTTGTCAAGTACTTTTTAGAATTATCTTCCATATACCTTGTCTACGTGTTTTTTCAATCCGGGTCTAGACATCTTTCTTCCTGTTTCTGCCTCTAACCAATCTACTCCAATACCTAGACTAATTTCTCCATGAAAGACTGCTTCAGATACTTCTTTTAACACCTTTAGTTCTTCTTCTATAGGTTTAAGAAAAGAATCAGTGTCTTCATCCATCTCATATCCAAAGGGTATGGTTGAAGAAGCTCTTGTTATATATCCTTCTTTCATTTTACTTTTCTGTAAGCTCTTGTTTTTCTTGCAGTTTTCTTTGGTTGCTTACTGTGCTGCTTTCCTTTTTTAGTATCTTCTCGTTTTTTTCTAGTTGATTCAGCATACTCTTTAGAAGATAATGCCTTAATAGCTTTTTCTGGGAGATACCTTTCCCCCGTTTCTGCCGACTTCTTACCACTTTTGGTACGCCACTTTTGTTTTGTCCAAGCCCTAAGACTTCTTTGTGACTTTTTTAGACTTGACATTTTTTTTTGGTGTTAAACATTTCTTAAATAGTTTTGCATAGACTTTGTTTAGTCTGTCCATTATCTTAATCATAAATTCTTTAATCCTTTTCATTTTATTTATAGCCTCCGCCTTTGGCTTTATATTGTTTTGCTAAGAGCTGGGCTTTTCGAGCTGACCATTGTCCGGATTTACCACCTTTAGTACCGGCTTTAATACTGTTGAAAAGCCTCTTACGCATAGTTGGCTTGGTATAATTACCAGCACTATTCACAGTTGACTTACTCTTTTTCTTTGTTGGCATCTTTATCTCCTCCAAATATCCTGTCCCAGTTATCTTCGTATTCTTTTTTAGATATAGCAAATGGTCTAGGTCTTGCACCTTTACCGCCATCACTTTTACCATAAATACTTTTTCTAAAAGTTACTTGAGAACCTTCATCATTTCCTATTTGTTTACCCATTTACCACTTTACCTTGTCAGCCCAATAGGCTGCAGACATTTTACCTTTAGCAATGTTCTTACCGTGTCTTGCTTTAAAAGACTTTCTCTTAGCTTTCATTCTATCTGATTCACCTGCTTTAGGCTTACCAGCAGTACTAGCACCCTTCTGACCAAAGCGTATAGTCTTAATCTTATCACCTTCTTTAGCCACAACGATGTGTGACTTAGTTTTGTGACTAGGAGTTCTTTTAGGTTTATTAAACCCAGAGACTCCTGCTCGTTTTAATCTACCATCTTTTTCTTTTGCCATTAGTGTACTATCCTCTTTTGTTGTGAATCATCGTGTTGGAGTTCTTGTATTTCTCCTAACACCATTAATCCATATTGTATTGCTATTCTATTAGCCTGTGCGATTGTATCAGCTTTGATATAAGGACCTATTGCAGACCCTTCTTCATTAACATGTTCGGTTATCCAAAGTCTAGTCATAATCGTAGTCTGCATCCTCTGCGTCTATAACTACTGGAGCTTTATCGGGCATCAGAAAGATACCTCCACTAGCCATGTTATGATTTATATCTACTTTATCTACTCTACTAACACCAACTCTATCTAATAACGTCTGTGCAGCAGTAAGTTTATTAGCTGCTTGTACTATAGGTTTCTTAGATTCCATTATCTCTACAAGTTTAAAAGCTGCTTTAGGAGCTGAGTTAGCTAGTATCTCTTGAGTGAGTTCTAGTATCTCAGACTTTAAAGTCTTTACAACATGATGATAATGAGAAGAGTAACCAGCAAGTTCTGCTGCTTTCTTTGCATCACCACTAGTATTCACTAGTTGTTCTAAGAAAGACTTCTGCTTATCTGTTAGTTCTCTTTTTGTTGTTGTTTTATCAACACTTGGTAATATAGCCATGAATCTAGTATACACATCCATTTAGAACTTGTCAAGCTTTAAAGTTTTTTTATGAAAGCCTTGACAAAAGTGGAATGCGTTGTTATACTAAACGTAGTGTCCCTCCCGGGTCAACATATACCCTCAACACCCTCATCAAACAATTGACTGCCTAGTAGACAGGAACTTCTTGTGGGCGAAATAAATACCTTTAAAGTCTTTAAAGATTCTAGAGTTTTAGTGTCGGGGCGTTAACTAGTTCTGGTTAATGGTCATTACCCTTGAAAATGTATAACTATGCTATAGATATATAGGGTAGAGGGTATGGTCTCCTGCCCACCCTAGAGCCTTTTGTGGTGCTAGTTCTATATATACATACATGCCCTAAAGCCTCTTGAGTTTTTCGTATCTCTAATAGACTCTTGACTTGAGTAGTCTCTTTGTGTGCTTTTATACTTAACTCTAGAGTCTATTGAGTCTCTAAGCAATCTTTGAGTGAATTCTTTAGATGAACTTTCTAGCTCTAGAAGTGTATGAGCTTTCCAAGTCCTTTCAAATTAATATATGCGAATAATGATGCAGCCGATATTAAAATCAAGATAGTACAAGTCTCCAACTTGACTTTAATATCTATGACTGCTCTCTGGTTTACAAGCTTCTGGGATATTTAAGTTTACTTTTTTATCAATTTAATGTTATGATATACGCATATTAATTTAAAAGGACTTAAAAACATGAAAAGCTTAATCATACACATTCAACTACCAGAACTTGAAAGTTCTATTGAATGTTATTCAATCAAAGATGCTGAAGCGATAATCACTGGATTATCTAATCAGCCTTTGCAAGTGGTATCTAGTGACAGTGCAGTTACTGATACCTTAATTAACCTAATACCTAAGGAGGTATAATATGACTAATAAAAGCACACACGAAAGTATACTAACCACTAAAGATGGAACAGCAACTCCACGCCAAGTAAATTACTTGGTAGCTCTTTACAAAGAGACAATCAAGTCTTCAATCTTAAAGTCTCATAAAAAGATTGATACGACTAATGATTGGATTAACTTCGGTGGTCGTGGTGAACTTAAAGGTAAGTTTGCAATCCACATGTATAATTCGTTCATTCCAAATAATAAGGAATTTACGAAAAACAAAGTATCAGCACTTATTCACAATGCTAAAAACTCTAACAAGTTTGATAAAGCTTTTGCTAAATCGCTTGTTAAATCAGTTAACGCTTATGTGAAATAAGTGATCTGATACTTCAAAAACTTCAAAGTCTTAATTGACTTTGGAGTTTTTTTTTTGGCTTTGGGGCATCAATAATGTCATTTCAAAGCCTGTATAATATTTTACAGGCTCTTTGAAATGGCTTTCGTTATCTTGTACCATTCGGTACGCTGTCCTCATTATTACCACAAAAGGCTCTCTTGATGCTAGAATCAGGAGACCAATACCCTCTATAGATATCTAGCTATTTATATATATAAATAATAAATATATAAATAAAATAAGGACTATAATTGAGGGCGTGGGGGCAGATGATTGAGGGCGTTTTTAATTATATCTATATATTTATTTATCTAATTACTTAATTATTTGAATATTTTATCATACTTTTATGTCATTTATGTTACAATTATGTTACATTTAGGTAATATTATGTTACATTTGTGTGACAATGTATAAAATATACATATAAATTCTATATACTTTATGTTATAAGTGGGGTTGACTTTCGGATTCGGTTGTGTCAAAGTGTAAAAGCATTCGGCACAGGTCGATTCGCAATAAAATAATTTATATATTTGGAGATATATTATGAAAAAACCATGCAAAAATCCTAATGGATTATCTAATTCTTATGCGATTGAACGAAACAAAAAGTATAGAATATTTGTCAAGTTTAATAGCGAGGAGAAAGCAAAAAGATACCTTAAATCAGAAGGTTATAGGTTCAGAGACAGTTATAATTTCAAAGAAGATAAGTCTACACTTTGGCAATCTAAATTAAATTGGTTGCAAATGAGTTCAACTTATGATTATCTTAATGATAATACTATGGAAATGGGAACAGTATGGACTTTAAAATCTTTAGAATATTAAAAATTTGTTATAAGTGGGCTTGACTTTCGTTTCGGCTTGTGGTTCAATGGAAAAGCAATCGAGACAGAACGATTAAATTTTTAACATATTTCAAAGGAGATAAAAATGGAAGAGTATGAACATTTAGATTTTGTAGATTTTATGACTGAACAAGAATTAAAATCAGAAACAATTGAAGCTAATAATGAATTAGCTGATGATATTAACCCAATAACTTAAAGGAGATAAAATGGCAGAATTAAGAATACACAAAGTAACTAAAATTGAAGTGAAGAAAGTAAATAAAGGAGATTCATATATTTGTAGAGATTTAATTATTCACAGCAAAAGATATGATTTTGAATTGAATGATTACATTACAGAAAAAACAAGAATAGATTTGTTTTTAGATAATGCTTCTGCTTCTAAGCTAGTATATTCTA